TAGGGTCACGCACTATACGCGACCCGTATAAAAGAGCAAGTGAACCGACTCTATTGCTCTTTTTTTTCGTGGCAACATTATACCAAATCGACATAAAAAAGAACCCCTCCCGCACAAAGCGAAAGGGGTTAGTGTTAGTGCAGTGAAGTCAATCTGCCAGCATCATCAGTATCAACTTGCACGGTACTGTCAGCCTGGACAGAGCCGTCAGCATTGACTGCGTAAGCGTGGTTATTGTGAACGTGTACACCAGCGGGGAGCAGGTTGCCATTCTCAGATGCAAGATACTTCTTGCCTTCTGCATCAAAGATACCCGTTGCCATGCGACCGTCATTGGCAAAGTAGTAGTCATAGCTGCCAATGTGCTGCATACCTGTCAGCATGGCACACTCTTGTGGTCCTTCCTCTGTGCAGAGATAGAACCAGTCTGCGCCGTCAAAATACCAGCCTGTGACTGCGTATCCTCGAGCGTCAAAGTAGTACCAGGAACCACTGATGAACGCCCACTGGCTGTAGTAGTAAGCACTTGGACTGGTTGCATACCACCAACCAGTGGAGTTCTTGACCCAGTGTGGCTCAAAGTTAGACTCACCCTGGGCAAGCTGTTCCCACTCTGCGTAAGTGAGCTTTGCCACGTCCAGGTCAACAGTACCGCCCGCGCTAGAATACTGCCAAATAGTCCAATCGCTCCACGCACCTGTGTTATAGATCATGGCAGGCAATTCCCACGAGAAGCGGTTGTCAGGGTATCCTGCAATCCACAGGCGAGATACATCAGCACAAGAAGCTACCTGTGAGCGTCCAGCGGGGTAGGTGTACACAACTGGATAGATGCCTGTCTTAGCATAGACGCGGTCAACAAACTGCCTTGCCCATACTGTTGAGCCCCATGCGTCATTGTCACCATTCTCCCAGTCCAGGCACAAGAGAGCCTTGCCAATGTAGCTGGAGACACATGACACGAATGCGTCAGCTTCTGCAACAGGTGAACCGCCCTCGGCGTAATGGTAGACACCAATGAGCTTACCGTCTGCCAAGGCTCGCTGGAGTTGTGCGGTCATGTAGCGGTTCATTGGCTGTGTGCCCTGAGTAGCCTTAGCGATGACAAAGTCAGAGCCACTGTATGCAGTCTCGACATTAGGGTGCGAGTATATCGCACCCAATGCCTGGTATCCGCTTACATCAATGCCCCTAAGCATTGTTTACCTCTTCTTTTGTTGGCTCTTCTTTTGGCTGAGTATTAGTTGGTTCAGCATTGCCTGTCATGTAACTTGCAGGACGCTCAGAAGGCTGTACATACGTCATAGCACGTGCAGAATCGCTTAGTCCCTTTGTGGTTGGGTCAACGGTTACACCGATAGCACCCAAGATGGCTACAACCACAGTTCCAATGAGATAAGGATTGCTGATGAACTTAACGAATACATCAGCAAGGCTCCCCCAAGTCGTGAGGTCAGAGTATGCCAGTCCAAGGTATGCCAGGACAGGGCTCATGACGATTCCAGCCATTCCAAGCCACCAAGCGGGATTGTGTAGACGTACTTTCCAGTTAATCATTTCTGCTCCTTTACTTCTCAAGCTTTGTAATACGTGAGTCAAGATTTTTCACATCTGTCTTGACCTCGGCGAGGTCTGTTGCTGCTTTTTTTGAGACTTCATCCGCCCTTCGTGCCACAATCCCAACCACAGAAAGCTCAGCCGTGTGCTGTGTGAGCGTGGCAGTCAAGTCAGAGAGTGATTGCTGGTACTTGCCAAGCTGCTCATTCATGACTTGCTGGCGTGTCTCTAAGCGTGTGAGGGTGTTGGTGATGGCGCTCTTCCATGCGTCTTCCTTCTCTTTGTCCTCTCTACTGGCACGCTGCCAGTTCGAGATAGCAACAAGACCACCCAAAAACGCACCAACGATGGAGATAAAGAAAGAGACCATCTCAGCTGTGATGTTCATGACCTCACCTCCTAGTGCCTTACTGTGTATGTGAGAGAACCTTCACGCCAGGCGTTGGAGACTTTTCCACCCATATCCTGCAGGTAGATGTTCCCGTCAGGTCTTGCTGAGATGGCAGTGATAACGTCAGCATGTCCAGGGCAAATACCTGAGTTGTAGACGATTGACTCATTACCATCTGTAGCTGAGTTGTACTTCTCATGATCTACCAGAGGAGGTCTTGAGTTTTCTGGAAGCGTAAATGGGCAACGGACAGCGTCGTAAGAAACATTGTTAGCCAACCAACCTCGAACCTTGATAGTTACAGAATCGCCTGTGCGGTAAATGTGCCAGAAGTTGTTGTAGCTGCCTTGTGGTTGCAGGTAGATTACGTCAAAGTCAGTGTCAGACTGCTTTTTGTCATCTCCTAGAACGTTAATAGTAGGCAGCAGAGATACGGGCTCACCAACGGTAATGCCATTGATTGGCAGACGATAAAGGGGCATGCAAGCTGTAGTAGATCCGGAGAGGATGTCGCCCTTTACATAGGTTGGGTCTACCGGATTACCTTGGTTGGTTGGAGTGCCCTGGATAACCTCGCAAGTAAACTTCTCTACACCGCCAACCTGCTTAGAGTACTTAAGCACGACCAAGTCATTGCGCTTGTAACCTGCACGACCATTAGCAACATTAAGCTCAAAAGGCTCCTCATTAGTCACCATGCGAGCGTCAAAAAGCACGTCACCAGTATCAATACGAACCCTGTTGGCAGTCTGCATGGCAGCCTTGATTTGATTCTGTGTCTGCAAAATGCCACGCACAGAGCCGGCTACACCAGCAATAAGTCTGCCAATCTGAGGTGCTGTAATGTGGTCCTTGCCTTGGAATGAGATAACACCATCAAAAGCCATTTAACCCTCCTTTACCATGAATTGAGCGAACTCTTCATCACGTTTGCGTGCGAGCTCGCGATACTTTGCAGCGCAGTCAGGGCAGAGAAGATAACTCTGCTGCACACCGTCTGCTGATACTCTGCTTATGCTTTTCCATTGCGAGGTAGCAAAGTCACTTTCAAGTAGAAAGGCTTCTTTCTTGCACCTATCGCATTGGAAGCGTGCAAAGCCACTTGTTTTTGCCATTAAGCTGTCCTTTCCCATTTGAAGCAGCCAAGAGAAGGTAGTTGTTGCCATCTACCTCCGTAGTTTGATTGCGGGTTAACAAATGAAGTTGTTTCAATGACCGAGCCAACAGGAAAAGATGGTGTGGTTGTACTGCCTTGAGTTGCTCCCTGGACGTTAATAGTCACGTCACTAGATCCGTCAAATGAAGCGGTACCACTCACAGAGCCAACCAGCTTGATGGTGCGTGGTTGTGAGAGCTTCTTTGCAGCGTTAGCGTCACCGCCTGGAGTAGATGCGCCAGCGTATGAGTGCGTGTGGCTCGCTGGAGCTGCACCGACTTCTTGTGCGGTGTATGTTGGCTTTGCTGGAAGCTTTACTGTGTGCGTCTGAGCGTCTGTGACGTGTCCTAAAGCGTCAACATTGACCGTTGCGCCTAATTGGACTGTATCGCCCCAAGAAGCGTCAACATCACTCTCAGAGCCGTATGTGCCAGCGGTCACACTAGAAAACTCATGAGTAAGAGCGACTGTGCCTCCTGTGCGCTGCGCCTTAAGTGGTGTAGTTGCTGTGACTTCTGCCACTTTAGAATCAACCTGTAGTGTGGCTCTGCCAATCTCACTGGCTGAATCTGTTGCTACCTTGCGTGCTTCATTGACTTTGTTCTCAAGGCTCTTGAAGTCTGCTCTTGACACTTCTGCAGAGATAGTACGTCCTGCAATAGAGATACCAGTGCCGGCTGTGTATGAGCTTGATACTGCGCCTGAGCCTGTGGAAGAACCACGCTCAGCAGTACCAGATGAAGAAGTGTTACTGGCTGTACCGCCAACCTTGTAGCTAATGCTTACTTCAGTATCTGTGACAATAATGACTTTGGTACCAACGGTTGCGGTAACGTGTAAGCCAGTGACAGGGTCTATGCCGGGGACAATGTCTCCAATGCCAAATTCCTCATCATCATCCAGTGTGACGTTAATTGAGTCAGCAGCTTGATATTCTTTGAGCTTCTTAGGACCGTCTTTTTCCAGCTCTTCACGGCTTGCATTGGTGTAGTTGTAGGTTGTCGTGCGCTCGTCAATGCCAAAGAGCGTCTGTGTAGTAGAGATATTGCCACGCTCGTCTGCGTAGAAGTGCAGCACAATACGGTTTTTAAGTTCGCCAGAGCCAAGGCAAATAAGATGGTTGTAAGGCCTTACAACTCTCTTAATAGTCACGTCAGAATGTTCTGCGTCTGCGCCGTCAGTCCAGTCTGTAATGGGTTTTACCGAAAGCACAATCATGCGCTCAATGGAGTTGTACTCAATATTGAGACGCGATGAAGAATCAGCCAACATCTTTCTGATGCCCGTCCAGGCATCACAGTACCTGTCGAAGGTGTATTTAACGGTAATGCCAGAGGTCTCTTCTGAGACTTTGAACTGGTTAAAAAGTCCAAGACGCTGCACCAGCTGTTTTAGAACCTCATGAGCTTCTCCACGCACACTGAGATAGTCTTCACCATTCGGTGGCTCAAGGACCTTATCTCTGATGATTCCTTGCCATGATCTACCAATATACGTAATTGTGTTGTTGCCTGAGTTTGACTCTAGTGCGTCAACTACACCTCCCCACTCAGTGCCTTCAACATAGACGTATGCGCCATCATCAAGACGCTGCTCAGAGTCAACATCGAGCGTAAGCTCGAAGTCGTTACCCGTGTCTCCATATTCCAGGTCAAGGCGTGCTCCTTTGAGCACGCCAATGTCTAGATGGGTTGCGTCTGTGTAGCTAATGTCTGGCATTATGCACTCACCTCACTAGGTACGCTCTGAGTGCTTACCGCCCTTGGTGTGCGAATCTCACCCTGTTGCTGTTCTTTCTCGTATGGAGGTGTGGAGCGCGTCTCATAGAGCGTGAGGTCAAAATCAAAGGTGTTATCCCATGTGATGTCATCAGTTCCTGGCTTAATTGGCTCGAAGATGTAAGAACCGGAGCCGTGAGCCCCGCGCTCTCGGAACTTATAGACGTTCTCGCGGGTGCCGTTATCCTGCACTACAACAGCCGTTTTGCTTTGTGAATCAACCTCAAGATATGCACCAGCTGCAATAGTGGTGTTGACCTTGTGCAGGTTCTCACCAATTCTGATGTATGGATTAGTTGCAGGACCATAGACACGCCAGAGCCAAGGAGAAACACTCTTAGAAGGGTTAGTAAATGACTTAGCTGGCTTACCCTGGACAAGGTCAAAGGGGAAGTCCCTTGGGAAGTCAGGCTTAACGCCAGCAACAGCACCGGCGGTCTCATGCTCAAAGTAGAGCATAGTTGCCTTAAACCATGTAGGGTCTTCTACAAGAAGCGTCAAAACAAACTCTGCGAACTTGTCAGAGAGCCAGTAGTTGGTTGGAGCACCGCCAATGATGTAACAGCGGATACCCCATGAGCCTACTGTGAGCGTTCCTGGGGTGCGATTTAAGATGTCCTTCTCGCCAAGCTCAATAATCTTATTGCGCAGCTCTAAGCCTTCTTCATCGCTCTCAGCAGCAATTCCAACAGGGAACTTGATTGTCTTGGGCTTGTGGTCACGTCTTCTGAATGACGTAATTCTGCTGGAGTTCTTGCCTGATGTGTACGACCACATCCAGTCTCTGAGTTCGTGTTCCATGTAGTGGAGGGACTTATCAGCCCCTCCAAATTCAATGTACTTACTGCCGTCAGAGGTTGTGTATCTAATATCTGTGCGCATTATGCGCTCACCTCTCTTACCATGCGACCAAACTCACGATTGTTCACGTCAACTCTTACAGGTCTCACGTATGCATCCTCAATGCGCTTAGTCATGACATCCATCTGTGCTGAGAGATCTGCAATGGCTTGGTTGGTATCTGCGTAGATGCCATTAGCCACAAGAGACGCTGTCATATCCATTTGTTTGTTAATAGGAACATTGAGCGCATAGCCGTCTACGCCACTCTGAGCAGCTTCTGCGAGGTCCTGCGCTGCCTTGTAAACGTCTCGCTTACCGCCAGCAATACCAACAACAAAGCCGTCTACTGTGTAGCCACCAAGACCAGCCATGACGCGTGAAGGCGAGTGAATGCCAAGAAGTGCCTTTACTGCGCCAACAACACCGTTAAAGACTCCACAGACTTGGTCTACTACCCAGCCAGCAAGACCAGAAACGCCATTTACGAAGCCTTGGATGAATGCCCGTCCTGCGCTGCCGAGGTCAAAGCTTGTAATGGCGTTCTTAGCTTGGTTGAGCAGGTTTCCGACTGCCCCAAGCAAGCTGCCAATAATCTGTGGAACAGCTGTAACAATGGCTGTAAAGAGCGTTACTGCTGCACCAAGGAGCATTCCAATAAATGTTGGAAGGTTAGAGACTACAGTGCCAATGAGGTTGCCAACGTTGCCAATGAGTCCTGGAAGAATGACGGGGATAGCGTTCACGATTGCCACAAAGAGGTCCACTGCAGCCTGAAGGAGTGTTCCAACAAAGCCAGGAAGTCCTGAGATAAATACATCAATAATCTGCGGTAGGGCTGCTGCTAGTGCTGGAATGATTGCCACAACGCCGTCAACAAGTCCCATAAATAGACCTTGTGCTGCTTCAAAGAGAGCCGGAGCATTAGCAACAAAGCCATCAACAAGACCTTGCAGGATCTGTGGAGCTGCTTCTGCAAGCTGTCCTGCAACTTCAGTGAGTGCTTGCAGGATAAAGGTGAACGCTTGCATAGCCCCTGCCATGAGATAAGGCGCAGAAGCCACGAGAATGTCACAGATTGCACCAGCTGCAGCTCCAACTGCTTCCAGTAGTCCTGGAGCAATTTGCTGCCATGCTGCGCCCATCTGAGAAAAGAGGACCTCGAATGCATGTGCCAGCGTAGGACCTGCAGAAGCAAGACCAGATGCCACCTGTGGAAGCACTGAGCTAATCTGAGACGCAAGTCCAGGAATTGTGTCAGCAATACCAACAATATTGCTTGCGATGTTTGCAGCTGCCTGTGTGATGTCTCCACCCATAGCAACAAAGGCTGTGCCAGCCACAGCTGCAGCGATTGAGAGCACACCAAGCACTACAGTTGCGTTACCAAAGCCAGAAGCAAGGTTTGCAACCACGCCCATAGCTGGTTGTACTGCCCCTAGAAGCTTAGGACCTAGACCTGTGAGTGCAGGTCCTAGAACGCCAGCAATGGCACTACCAACGCCACCGAGCTTGGCAGCAATAGGAGCAGCGAATGCAGAGACTGCGCTTCCAGCCTTAGAGAGCGCGGAGGTTACAGGACTCATGAACTGAGCCACATTACCGCCAACAGTTGTCAGCACACCCTGCGCGTTTCTCGCAATAGAGGTGAGATGTAGCGTTGCAGTTGCTGCCATACTCTTGAATGTAGACTGCGTAGCAGAAACAATGGATACAAGCTTGTTCTTAATGGGGTTATTGAGACCGCTGAAAGCTTTCACAAGCTTGTCTCTAAACTCCCAAGCATAAAGAATTGCTGTCTCCAGCTTGTCCTGGACGGCTGCAGCGATTGCGCCAAAGAATGACTTAAAGCCAGTGCTTAGTCCTGCAACGGTAGAAAGTGCGCCAGGGACAATGCCTTTAATTACTGTTAGACCGTTTGCAACGGCGTTAGAAGCCTTGGAGAACGCTCCGAGCATCTTGCCAGCGGTCTCCATTGACTTGCCAATAACAAGAAGTGAAGGACCAGTGCCCGCGAGCATGCCAATAGACTTTGCAATGGTCTGAATGTCTGAAGCTGACATCTGACTGATCGCGTTTGATGCATTGGTTGCCATAGCAGCGAGAGCTTCCATACCACGCTCAAAGAGTGGCATAAGTGACTCAACAAGCTTCTGAATTGGGTCTGCGAGCTTGGAGAGTGCGTCTGTCATCTTCTTGTAGCCATCAGTCTGATACATCTTCATGATGGTTGCGGTTGCTGCGTCAGCGAGGTTTGAGAGCACGCCAGTAAGAGTCCTGGACTGCTTAATCATGAGCCCGCCAAAGTCACCCTGCATACCAGCTCTGATTGCTGCAATGGCTACATCAGCACTAACTGCCTTCTTGGTAACCATATCCATTGCGCCAGCAACGTCTGTATGCAGTGCCTTTGCGAGATAATCCCATGCTGGAATACCAACCTCAGTAAGCTGCATCATTTCCTGTGAAGCTGCAACGCCTTTGCCATGCATCTGACCGAGAGCACGGGTAATAGCGTCAATACCTTGCTGACCAGCACCAAGGGCTGCAGTTGCATTACCAATGTCTGTAAGCATGGGGATGACATCATCCGCAGCAAAGCCATAAGCGAGCATCTGCTGGGTTGCTTTGTTTAGACCTGCCATTTCAAATGGTGTGGTCTTTGCGAACTCAACTAGATTAGCAATCATCTTCTTGGCACGCTCAGGACCAAGCATGGTGTTAAAAGCAATGTCTACTTGCTCAGCGTTTGCTGCGGTCTGGCTTGCCCACCGAGCAGCCTTAACACCTGCAATGGCAAGAGGAGCGGTAATTGCAGCGGTAAGCACCGTGCCCGCTTTAGAAAAACCACTACCAAGGCTTGAGATTGCCTTAGAAGTAGTGTCTGTAAGCTTGGAAACCTCGCTGGCGAACTTGGAAGAGTCACCTAAAATTTCAATGACTACTTTTCCATCTGCCAAATTGACCTCCTAGAAGTTAGAAGTTACGGAGTGCCATCTCCCGTAATTCATCTTCTGTTGGAGGTAACGCCCAAGCTTGTGCACGCCTAGCATGAGCACGCTCTTCTTCCTTTGTGGTGTCTCCTTCAAGCGGGCTTCTTGCAGCAACGGCTTGTCCCGTGAGCGTGTCTGGAGTGGCAAGAAGAGCCAGATATAAGTTGATGAAGGTGTACCAGTGGATCTGCGTTGATTTGCTGGTGAGGTCTATTGAGTAGACGCGCATGAAGTCAGCGGTCACAATGCCAGCGTCATAGTGCCAATCAAAGTTCTTCTTTCTGTAGTACTGGATGCGCTTGTATTGCTCACCGTAGGTGATAGTGTCAAATGCCCCTGCAGCCCACTCAGACGCTGCCTGAAGAGCTTCTACTGGGTACTTCGACACTTGGTCTGGGAGTACGCCTTTTTTAGCGTAGAAAAGGTTTAGTGTCCTCGCATTAGCAACAGCACTATTCTCTGTATCCATTGTCATGTAAATGAGAGAGGTCCTAAAGCCACTCTTAATGGGTACAGATACTCCCGCCACATCAACTGTGACGGGAGCACCCTTGATAACCGAGTCTAAAAACATGGATTACTCGTCCATGCTGGAGTTCTCTTGCGTGATAAGCTCAGAGACCTTAGACACAGCGTCGCTTGCTGAATAGACCTCCGTCAGAATCGAGATAATTTTCATCAAGCGATAGATGTTGAGTCGGTTTGCCTGTCCAATAAGCTCCTCTGCAGCTTCCTCACCAAGTGCAAAAGCAACGATATTGTGTGCTTCATCTGCAAGGGTTGTGAGGTTGTCCATAACCTCTTCATTTGCGAGTCCCGCAAAAGACGATAGACGCTGAGCCCAGGAGTTTGCTTCAACAACAAAGGTAATATTGCCTAGATCTACATCATAGGTTTTGCCCTCAATCTTCACCTTTGCTGTTGGTGCGCCATCAAGCTTGTAATTCTTTAGTGCCATAAGTGTTCCTCTCTATGGGTTTACCTTATGGATATCTTGTGCCACGGGTAACGCCAAATAAAAAAGCACCCAGCATATGCCAGGTGCTTCCCCAGAGAGGAGAGGGATGGGGACTATGTCTATGCAGCTTTAGTAAAAGCTGCAGTGTCATAGTTGAAGGTGCCGTACTCGTACTCATCAGTGATTGCAACCTTAAAGGCAATCTTGATAGGCGCAATATCAGAGCCGGAGAATGGCGAGACATTTAGCGTTGCCTTTGCGTGCTTAGCAACGAGTGCGGTCTTCTCGCAAGCCTTACCTGCCTTGAAGTCATAACCGCAAGTGCGGACATACTCAACAGGTACGTCTAGAACATCCTCATAGCTTGCAAGAATCTTCTGGATACCGCCAGGACCCATTGCGTCAACCTCAAAACTGAAGGTGTCGGTCTTGCCTAGGTTGTACTTAGGCTGGGTCTTACGATCAATATAGGTTGGCTCGTAGGACTTAGCCTCACGCTCTGGGTCTGCTTTGGTAGTCTCAGTGACACGGATGAAGTTCGTCTGTCCAGGGAACTTAATCCAGTGCTGAATCTCATAGATAGAGACAGGTGTGCGCTGTGTCTCTGTTGGCTGTACGACAGCTGGTGATTCTGGCATAGTACTTCCTTTCTTTAAGGGTTAAACCCTGTACTTGATTTGGGCGATAAGCTGGTAGGTTGCGACTCCATCTTCACCAACACTGAAGGGAGATGGCAGTGTGGTGACATCGTGAGCGTAAACAACAACGCCCTCTGGTGCACCACCGTCTTCAATGGCAGCTTGGACTTTACGCAGCATGGCAAGACCGTCAATGCGTTCCTGCTCGTCTAGTGGGCGTGTTTGCAGATACACCTCGTAAGGGAACTGCTTAATACCGCCACCAGAGCAGTAATGAAGCACCCAAGGCTCACCCGGAGCAGCCTTAAGCATTGCTTGTGCAGCTCCAGTGCCATTAGGGAACTGACCATATTCAACAGGAATACCTGTGAGGATGTCTTTTAGCCAGTCAGTAACGCTTTGAGCGATGTCTACCATGCCCCTCCAACTTTCTCTCCAAGAACTTTTGCGAACATTTGCTGCCATGCATTACCTCTAACACCTGCGCAACGGTCATACCAGTGGTCACAAGCATTAGGAGCGTGCAGGGCATTTTGAAGCGTGCTGTGGTTGTGTGTTGAGTAGTACTGGACACGTGCATAAGCTGCTGCGTCTCCTGCGCCCCATTCAACGTAAGCTGCATTACCTGTTTGGCGGGTAGTGCCAGAGCCTTGAAGGTGTCCTAAATCGTATGGAACATAAGATTCACAGTCATCTAGAACGTTTCCTGCAACGATGCCTAAAGCTGCTTCTACAGCGTTTGACACCTTGTCTTTACAACGCTCAACATCAACGTCAACCACACGCATTTTCATCTGGCTTCTACCTCCACATGATGTGTCTCGTGGTGAGTGGAATAAGGGTTTACAGAGCGCACCATACGCGCTTCTGATACTGGTTTCTCCTCGGAGCTAATGCCACGAATAACGAAGTCACCAGCCTTAAGACCTGGGTCTCTGAAGAACCACACTTTAAGCACGTTGGCGTTTTGTGGTCCTACGGTTGAAGCGGTATTAGCGAGCTTCTCTTCAACGTGTACGCCTTGATAGATAGATCGCGTGAACCCCTTATCCTGCTTGTGCCAGACGGTGACGGTATCCCAGGCAATCATCGAATACCCCTCCAAAGAAGTCCTGTGCCAACTAAGAAGGGATATACGCAGGAGAGGTCAGAGACGCTTGCTTGAGCGTCTGTGTAGGTGTAGGACACACTACCGACGCTCTCACTCTTAACCATTCCACGTGTGTCTTTGCCAGCTACTCTGTCGCATAGTGCACAGAGGGCAAGAAGCCATTTCTCGCTGTGCTTCTCAGGGACCTCTTCACCAGTCATCGAGACAAGCAGTGCTTGAGCCTTGACGAGGGGAGCGTCTAGCTCACCCTCGCCAAGAGAGCCTTTATACGTGTTGCGGTAGAAGTCGTATGTAAGGCTTGGGGTTGCCATTAAGCAGCCTTAGGCTTCAAGACACCAGCAGCCTTAGTTGCCTTCAATGCAACACCACAAACGAACTCAACGTCAACGCTCTTGACAGCACCTGGAGTAGTCCAGTCAGGCAGAGCAACGGTGAATGCGTTGTCACCCTTGAGAGTGATACCGTGGAAGCCGTCCATGCCAAGGCAAGCAGCGTAGATAGAGCCGTCAGTAATAGAGCCATCACGGACCTCATGAATAGCAATGCCGTTGTAAGCCTTAACAACGTTGCCTGCGGTCTCCTTGGACTCAGTACCAAGACCAACAACACGCAGAAGTGCGTTCAGCTTGGTGTACTGGGCTGCGCTCATCATGAGTACGTCAGGGGTACGCATGAGGTTGGAGAGCATGGTGTCAAGCTCCTCAAGGTATGCAAGAGCAGCATCCTTAGTGGTGACCTTGATATCAGTCTTAGAGGTCATCTCAGTAGAGGTGGTCTTCAGAGCAGCTGCAAGACCGTCAAATCCGTTTGCGTCCTTGGTAGGAGCAAAGATACTGGCGTTGAACTTGCGAGAGACTGCGTCCTTAGCCTGCTCCAGATACATCTCATAGAGGTCATCTGCAGCAGCCCTGGCAACACGATCCATCTGGAATGTAGAGCCAAGAATACCAAGGGTGGTAGTCTTCTTCTCAACAGTTGGCTCAGATGCGACTGGCTCAGCACCAAGCGCACGGAATGCAGCAGAAGATGGGGTCTTAACGCGCTTATAGCCGTAGACCAAGTCAGAAGTGCCAGAAGCATTCATGCAGTCATCAAAGGTGAGTGCACCGAGCAGATAGTTGTCAGTGACAAGCTCATTGATGAAGCCCTGTGTGAGCTTATCGCCAGAGTTGGTTGCAAGGGTAGTGAGGTTAATCATTATTTTCCAAGTCCTTCCTTAATGTTGCGAGCAATGCCAGAAGAGCTTCCGGCGGGCTTGCCGGTAGTATTTACGCTCTTTGGCTCAGACTGGAAGAGATAAGGCTTAGCTTCTTTAAGTTTGGCAACGTCACCCTCTAGAGCAGCAAGAGCAGCTCTACCAAGCTCCAAGTCAATGCAGCCAGCAGAAGTGAGCTGTGCTTCCACTTCTGCCTTCTCCTTGGCTTCCTGTGAGTCTTTGAGCTGCTTCTCAATAGCGGAGATACGTTCATCAGAAGAAGCCATAGACTTCTTCGACTCTGCAAGCTCTGCTTCCAGCTCTTTAATGCGCTTCTCACGGTTAGCCAAGTCACGCTCTAGCTTGTGGGTGTTGACGTTTGCGCTTGTGTCCTCGCTTGCAGCAGAGTCCTGGGAAGATGCTTCCTCTTCTGCTACTTGGTCCTGGGACTGGTTTTCCTGCGTAGAGTCTTGGGTGTCAGAGTCTTTCTTTTCCTCTGTGACCTCGTCTGGTGCAGGAGATCCATTACGATGCATAGACCAAATCCTTTCAGTCAATCGCAGGTCCTTTTCCTGCGCTGAAAGAATTGTCTGTGAGTGTTAACAGCTAAAAGAAAACCCCGCTTGTAGCGGGGTTAGGAGTTACTAATTGATTTTTACCCTATGGAATTAAAGGCAGCCATTTTCTGGATAACGCATGAATTCAACATCTTTGAATTCAGCCTTCAGCTCTTCTGGAGCTGAATCTTTTACGCCGTTTTCATCAAAAAAGTGCTCCAAAACATACTCTGGGTCATATTTATCAAATAATGACTTAAGAAATGGTCTATCAGGCAATATAGTCATTATCCAATCTCCTTCAAAATCGATTCAACAATAAATGACAAGAATGAATCTGGGTCTATCTGTTCCGTTTCAACGGCTATTCTTACGCTCTCTGCCAACGACTCACTGTAAAGCACTTCTGCTGCATATTCTTTATCGTAACCTGCAGATGCAAAAGCTGGATATGAACTAATAGTATTATATACCAATTTACTGGCTGAATAGGTGTTTTCAGTGTGCTTCTTATTATAATTTCGTAGTGCTCTTGTAATGATTCTCTTTGAGTGTTTTGCACTCATAAATTCTGCTTCGTCATATTGAGACAGCATCGCTTCTACAAGATGCCCTGCTTCATGTCTACCATCACTGCATGGAGTTTTTGGCGCAGTCTTGAGCATCTTTGAATTGACATAGATTGTTCCCCACACATTTGTTTGAGCAGTTGTTCGCCGTATCGCTGAGCCCATTTTTATGTTGCCAATTATCTTCTTTAGCTGAGGGAATTTAGTCAAAGCATCATCTAGTCCTGCACACAAGCCACGTGTGTATTCAAAGAAGTTTTCCTCCAGTGCTTTGTCGATAAAGAAGCCGTACTTTTCCTCAACAGCTTTCTGCAAGTCCTCGAAGGTAGCACACTTCATAAAATCTGATTTAGAGACAACATCTTTAGCTTGTGAGCCAGAGTTCACTCTAGACATTGCCTTTCTTGTGTTTCTAAAGTCAGTTCGTCCAAGTGCTGTTGGCTGCTTGCTGACTGCCCAGGCTCGCTCACGCTCATAGTCACGGCGCAGGTGATTGTCATGCGTGAATTGACGCAGCTTGTCCTGTAGCTCACCAAGTCTAATGCGCTGCTTTACTGCGTCTGCTCTTACCTCTTGAAGGTAAGAGATCTCTCTTTTCTGGCTTCTAATGAGACGCTCATATCTGCGCTGCTTCTGCGTAGCTGCGTAGTACTCGTCACTGGTCATACCTGTGATGCGTTCTTGCTCTGAGTAGTCCATGTCTGGAAGCTCGGAGTATCCAGGAATATACGGTGTCATGTAGTGGTAACAGTTTGCACCACAGAGTCCTGTTACGGTGCCATAGCCTGTAGCATCGACAAGAGAGGGATACTCAGTACTTCTACCGCTCCTGGAATACACTTTGCCTTGCCATTCAGCATGACTTGGACGTGCTCCAAAGTGCGCATCAACAAAGACCAAGTCCCACTCCCACTCGTCCATACGCTGCATAAGTAGGCGATTTCTTGCTTGGTTAGCCTGGGAGACGATGTGGCGTCTTAGAGCTGCGTCAATCGTTGTCTTAGTGCCACTGATGTAGTCGATAGTCTCTAGTCCTGAGTTGGCAAGTCGTGTAACGCCACGCTCCATAACTGCTCGTGTTGGCTCTCCCGCTTGGTGACGGGCGATTGCTTCGGCGGTTACGTCATACCAAAGTGCTGCTTGGTCTTTAGCAAGAGCAATGTTTTGACGCTCAAGGACCTCATTCATACCCTGCGCTGTCTGAGCAGCGATAATAGTTGCTAGATTGGTCATGTGACGGCGTGAGCCCATCGCTCGCACGAACTGCCCAACGAGCGCGTCATCAGTCTTTTTAAGTGCAGTCTTTAGGATCTCACGCGTTTGTTTGTCGATAGCGGGGCGGTACTTGTAATAGATCGCGAGAGCTTCTTCGCGAGAAAGCCTAGAGAGACGCTCAAAGTCTGCAATCTCTCGACCTCTAATAACTGCGCCATTAGTGCGTACTACCTCATCAAGCAGATTCAGAAAGAAGTAGGAGAGTTCCTGCACATAAGCAGACTGTGCGCCCCCTACGAGACGCACAGCGATTTCTTCAGTCGGTTTCATGCCTACTCACCAAGGTCTGCGTCAAGTGCGACACCGTCAGTCTCACTGGTAAATGCCTTTGCGTCTTCCTCACTCATACCTTGGTACTTGACGAGATACTTCCACTTAGGACAGAGACCGCGTGCAATGTCATCCTTCATCATGTCGCGGTCTGCTTTATCGTCTGAGATAACCGAGTCATCCCACAGAATGTCAACAGGCACAGGCTCGTCTACCTTGTAGCCATTCATGGCACACTCTGCAGCAAATGCTCCCTGAACAAGGTCTCTTACCGAGTTCTCAATAGAGTGCTCATGCTTTCTGATGGTCCTGATAAGCGTTGCATTAGTGCTTACAACCTCTGTTGCCGTCTTGAGTCCTTGCCCCAGAGTGAATGACCAATACCCCGCACCAAAGCCAGTTCTAAAGCCCAGGACAGCAAGAGCGTTGTTGAATGCGGTAACCATGTCATCAATGTGTGTATCAGGGTTGTAGACCGTCATGGGTGACTCTGCACTAATACCAGCAGAGATTGGTGCAAACATGATTTGGTCCATAGTGTTGACAAACTTAGCCTTGCCGTCTTTGTCACGCACGATTGCTTGCTCATCTACAATCATCTTTGGCAGTGAGACTCTAACCTGCCAGTACATCTGATTAAATGCTTCATCTACCAGTCTGCAGGAGTCACAGATATCCTCAATGACAGATGCTCCCAGCGGTGTGAGCTCGTCATGAGCGTTGTACTTCGCTGGCTTTACCAGTGCATAGGTTGGCAGTGACTGCTTGGTATCGACAAAGCCTGTAATGCCTTCAACCTCAACAGGGGTAATGCGATTCTGCGAGTTAAAGAGCAGCGTCTCCACCACGTGAGACTGTGTCTCTTGGTTGAAGTATCTAAGCTGCAGCTGGTCGTAAAGCTTAGAGTTCACAGTTACCTTGGAAATGAATGCACAGCCATCACCAAGAAGCGGGATAATCTGCCACGCTTTCATGGAGTCAATGCTTGTTGAGACGTTGCCTTCATAACCGTGGAAGTTTGCGACCCATGCACCAACACCAAGGGCAAACACAGTACTGATGAACTCTGCTTGCTCATCAACAAAGTTAGGAATAGTGCGCTCTAACCAGTCATTCACTGCGTCTTCGGAGCTTGAAAGTATTGTGCCTTCGTTCATGACAAGACTTGGAATCTCACTTGCAACCATAGAAGCCGGACTGATTGAGAGCCTGTCATATGAGTCAGCACCATTGTTGATGATGTAAGGCTGCTTGTAGTACTCATTATCGTGCGTGAACCAGCCCCACCACAGCTGCTGGAACTTATCCATTGAGGTGTCAGGCGTAAACTTACGCTTCTTTAAGTATCTGAGTGCCCATTCTGGCTTTTGGATAGTAATCTTTGACAA